TGCTTCCGCTGTGCACCGCGCTGTTGGGCGTGCCTCAAACGAAAGGGTGGCTATCAACCGTACGCTGCTTGATCAAGTTTTCACGCGTTCCATTGAGAATGCGAAGGAGGCTTGTATTGATGCTGCTAGTCCGCTGGTTTTCATCCTTAGTGCTCTGCGCCGCAAATAGTGGCGCCCTGACGGGCTTGTCGCTGGCCCGTCAGGGACCTTACCTGTAGCCCCTGCGTCGTCTTTCAGCCTCGACGCGCAGGGGAGACTTTGTGAGGCTGACGTACCGTGTGGCAATTGGACCGTCCCCGTCTTCACCACCAGGAAACATTGCCTGGGAATTGGAGACGAAAGGTTGATTGATCCTAAACACACATTATCTGTGAAAGGTAAGCTATGGTGCGATGTGGATCGTGGATTAGATGGTGCCATTAATCTTGGACCAGTGGCCCGTAATTGCTATGTTCTTAAGTCTTGTGTTTGCAACGTGCACAACGCAATTTGCAACCGCCATCTTAAGCGGCAGGAAAACCCGGTTGTCGGTGATTTTTCTTTTGCCGAGCAGCTCTTCCAACAGCACGCGTCTGTGCTTGAGGGGGAGTACAATCGCCAATGGGCGTATTATGTTGAAAACTGGGACAAGAAATGGACAAAGCCGAAATTGGACGCAATTGAAAAGTCTGAGATGTTCGACATGTTAGATGACGAAGATCATCTGAAAGTTAAACCCTTCCCCAAGACTGAGTGTAACCATAGTATGCCTACTAAGGCTAGGCTCATTCAGGGTGCGGCACAGTTTGCGGCGCAGAAAAGCGTCGCTATTGATGTTTGTGCAATGCAAAAGAGCTTTGCTAGTGTTTTCTCCCTCCGATACCAACCCGGTAAAGTCCATATCACGTTTGCGAGTGGTATGAACGCCACCGCATTGGGTGATTGGATGAGGGACACTTACGATTTGTTCGGCAAAGTGCATTTTTACGAACGTGATGGGAAAAACTGGGACGCGAACATCCAAAGGAGGCACTGGCAGCTCAAGATTGCCACTTACTTGTTAATGTGCGGTGACAAGTATGTGTTGAAACTCTTGAACTCCATGTTTGTAGCAAAAGGTAGATACAAATGTAGATTCTCTGATGCCATACTTAAGTATGTTGTCGAAGGCACGGTTAAGTCCGGCCACGCCGACACGTCTTTGGGTAACAGCATCATCAATGCCGCTATCGCGGCTTGCGTTTCCAACTCTATGGGGCTTCGGGTCCGTATCCTGGTCATGGGTGATGATTTGCTCATGGCCGTGGAAGGGGACTTTGACGCCGACGAGTTTGCTAAGCGTGAGAAAGATTATGGTATCGTGCCTGAGTACAGAAAGTTCTCCTCATGGCTTGACGTTTCTTTTATTTCGGCGCAGTGGTGGCCCACCGGCAATGTATGCCATCCCTTTGTTGCAACACCTAAGTTTGGTAGGTGCTTAGCGCGACTGTTTTGGACTCACAAAATGGTGCCTAAGAGGGATCGTAAGGCGTGGGTACACTCTGTTTGTTCAGGCATCATCCAGTCGGTCAAGGATATTCCGTGTTTCGGTCCTTGGCTAAAGCGTTGCGATGAGTTGGCGGGCACTGAACGTTTGGTTGCTACGGGTAAGTACTCGGAGCTTAACGCAAACGTCACCGTCGACGCGAGTCGTGAGCTTTGCTTAGAGGCTTTTAAACGGCGTTACAGCCTCCCTGAATGGGAGGTTCTCGCTCTTGAGTCTCAGCTAGCCTCTCTGCCGTCGCTTCAAGTTTGGCTAAATACTCGGACTGTCCAGCACATCGTTAACAGCGACACTGCTGACCTTCTAGATCGCCCAACACATGCATAGCGGGGTTTAACAAATAGCTATTTTGGGCATTCTTACAG